TGAACGCTGTGGCCATTTATGACGCCAACGGAAATTATGTGCGGTCGGTGGAAAACGGTGAATGGATAAAGCTGTATGGCCGGATGCAGGATGCTGTAAAGCAGACCAATGATGATGACAAAGCGGCGGAGGCGGAGCGGCTCTTGTCTGAGGGTGGCCCCACCCAAAAGATCACCATAGATAACCTGGGGAATATCGCCAATATCACAGGGGGAACGGTGGTGGTCCGGGAACCTTATACCGGGCTGTATGGGTTGTTCTATATTGATTCCGATATCCACGAATGGAAACGGGGCCAGTATTACAACAAGCTTACCCTCAACTTTAAGGCCCTGATGAATGAGAAGGAGGCCGGCAGCCTGCCCAATGCCGACGGCAGCAAAACCAACGGCAGTACCGATGAAAGCGGCAGCGATAAACTCTCGTACATCAATAAACCGGGCAGCGGTGGGGTGGTTGTCGGTACCAATAATTCGAGTGGATCCGGCGGCGACAGTGAGTACGATTATACCAATAAGCCAAGTTGAAAAAAGCGGCTCCTAGCAGGGCCGCTTAATCTTCGATATATTCCATTAAGTCCCCCGGCTGGCATCTAAATTTGGCACACAGTTTATTAAGCGTCTTAGCGTCTACGCCGCCTGTTCCATTCCGTAAATTAGTTAATGTCCCTTGCCCTATCAGCTTTTCTTGCCGAATTTTATATGATGTATAACCATGTGAGGCAAGTAAATTAAATAGCTTCTTGTATACAATCATATGGCATCATCTTTCAACAGAGGATCTGCCACTGCCGGAGATTCAAAAATCACAAAAGGATCTAGGTCAATGCACTTTTCCGGGTTGCGGTTCCCACCCATATCCCATGCAACCGTATCATTTATAACTGCCAGCTTGGACTTAAACGTGGAGATATCTCTCAACGGCTCAAAAACGGTTCCGGGCTGAATCTTGGGTTTTACATCAACATAGCGGACGGAACCGTCGTTAAAATAGGCGTATACGCCAAAATCATCCGTTGGTACCGCCTGTAAAACCTGAGGCCAAAATTTATTTTCCATAATATCTCCTTTCAAGAGGGATGGCCCCGCTTGTGCGAGGCTTAGATCAATGGGTTAATTCGGTTGAGTGGTTTTCCATCTTTGGATAATTCCCAGTTCTGCATTAACTCATCCTTGTGAATTTCGCACCATGCGAGGACTAATTTTAGTTGCTTGTTGGGGAGGTTACCTTTGTCTATGATTCCTTCAAGGATGAGGACGGTCGCTCTGTGTCCGGCATACTCTACATGGAAGTGAGGTGGGTTGTGATCGCTGTAAAACATTGTGATTCTGATTCCGTAAAATAGGCTTATCTCCGGCATTGCATTCCCTCCTTCTAAGTCTATTATACCACAAATATGCACTTAATCAAGTGATAAAATTGATAAATATATGCACTTAACTTTGTGACTTATGTCTATAAGGAGGCGGATAAATGGAAGATAACCCCTATAGCGCATTCTGGAATGTGGTTAGGGCGGACAGCGCCGAGCGGGCCAGCCCCTCCTGGCTGCTGGGCAAGGTGATCACCGTCCAGCCGTTGGTGGTCCAGTGCGGCGAACAAAACCTCTCCGGCAGTGACCTGCTCTGTAATATTCAACTGCTAAAGCATGACCGGGACCTTAAACAGCGGAACATCACCGGGGAGCTGATAGAACCTCCCCCCATGGGTGTGGTGGACGGCACATTGGATTCCACAGCCACCCATGACCACCTCCTGGAGCCTGGGGACCAGGTGGCCATGCTCGTGAGCGGGGACGGCCAGCACTTTGTGGTCCTCTGTAAGGTGGTGGCCGTATGAGTTTATTCCCCATCATTCAACCACAGTTGGAAGAAATCAGCACCACACTGCCCCTGTATAAGGAGGCGGCCTGGGATTTTGTCAATGGGAAGCCCCTCTTCAACAAGGGCGAGCCGGTGATCGTGACCGGACGGGAGGCCATCAAGACATGGGCATATAAAGCCTTGCTGACAGCCAGGGCCAAGCATGAAATCTACTCCCACGATTTTGGCAGCGAGGTCCAAAGCCTCATAGGGCAAAACTACTCGGTGGCCACCAAAAAGGCGGAGGTCATCCGGTATTGCCGTGAGGCCATTGAGATCAACCCCTACATCACGGATGTAGGGAACTTTGAAGTCTCTTTCAGTGACGGGGACTTACAGGTGTCCTTTGAGGTCCAGACCGTTTATGGAGGCTTTTCATTCAATCATTTAGAGTTAAGGGGGTGACAATGGTGTATGAGGATCAAACCCCAGAGGCCATCAAGCGGCGCATCCTGTCCAACCTCACCAGGATGGATACCCGTGAGGGCGGCTTTGCCGACGACATGAGCGGGCCCTTAGCCTTGGAGATCAGCAAAATGTATCAAACCCTGGACGCTGTGCGCTACATGGTTTGGGTGGATGAAACCAGCGGGGAATACCTGGACTTGGCTGCGGAGGACTTGGGGATGGAGCCCCGGAAACCGGGCGCAAAAGCGGAGGCGGTCTTGGAGGTGTCCGGTAAGGGGGGTTATGTCATCCCTGCCGGGGCCTCCTTTTTCACGGCGGAGCCCCTCTACTTTGAACTAACTGAAGCTATCACTATCCCGGAAAGCGGCATAACCCATATTGTGGTCACCGCCCGGGAGGTAGGCAGCCGGTACAATGTGGAGGCGGGAACCATCCGCACAGCCATCAACTGTGATGTGCGCCTGGAATCGGTGACCAACCCCGATCCGGCTGAGGGCGGCGCTGATTTGGAAAGTGATCAGAGCCTCTACGCCCGGATTGTGGCCTACCGGCAGCGCCCAGGCACCAGCGGCAACGAGGCCCACTATGAGGAATGGGCCCGTGAGGTGGACGGGGTTGGGGTGTCCAAGGCCCAAGGCCTGTGGAATGGCCCCGGCACCGTCAAGGTGCTGATTGCCGATGAAAACAGCCAGCCGGTGGACAATGCCATTGTAGAGGCCTGCGCCGCCCATATTGAGAAAAAGCGGCCCATAGGGCCGGAGGTCACCGTTATGAGCGCCCAGCCTTATTTGGTGGACATCTCCGCAAAGCTGCGGCTTAAATCCGGTTATGACTTGGAAGAGGTGGCGAAGGCGTTTAAAAAGAACCTGGCGGAGTATTTTACCTCCATATCTTTGATACGCTTCAACCTTCTGTATAACAGGATCGGAGCGCAGCTGATCGCCACCTCCGGTGTCATTGATTATGAGGATTTGCAGGTGAATGGACAGGGCGGAAACCTGGCGCTTTCCAGTGACCAAGTCCCTGTGGTGGGCGGGGTGGTATTTACATGAGCCGGTTCTTACAGGAGCTTCCCTACCTTGTCTACCACGATGAGCCCCATGTAGCGGACTGGATGGAGCCGCTTTACCATGAAATGCTTCTTCTGTGGGCGGCCCAGGACGACCTATATTTGCAGCTCCGGCCCTCCACATCCACCTGGGGAATGAAGGAGTATGAGCGGGAGTATGCCATTACTCCCACTCCCTCCCCAAAAAACAAGGATGTGCGGCTGTCCAATTGGCGCGTCAAGCGCCGTGGCCGCGGCACCTCCACAGAGGAACTGATCCGGTCCATAGCGGAAGAAATCAGCGGCCGGCCGGTGGAAATTGTGGTGGCATCCAGTGAGTATATATTTTATTTAAAGCTTGCCGATGTAGGGGGTATCCCGGATTATCTGCCGGACCTCATGGCAATCATCCGGGAGATCAGGCCAGCGCATCTGGGTATTTACTACCGGGTACCGGTAAACACCCCCGGCACGGTCTACACCGCTGGGCGGAACCACCAGCTGATCACCGGGGTAATCCCGTTGCCGGAGGTAGCAAAGCCGGAGACGCCCGTCAACGTCGTGGGAACCTTTGGCCGGAACCACCAATTGATCACAGAACAGATAGGAGGACCAGAGAATGGCGAATAAGCATGTGACAACCCAAAAGGGCCTCGCTCTCCTTGCCAAACAGCAAGCGGGCGGGGCCCTTCCCAATATAACCCGCGTGGTGGCCGGAGCCGGGTATATAGATCCCGCTTTATTGGACCAGCAGACAGAGGTGTTGGAGCCCATAGCCGAGATGGAGGTGGGAAACCGCCAGTTGGTGGACGGCAAGATCGTCCGGCTGCCTGTCCAGCTCAGCAACATGCACCTGACGGACACCGCCATGATCCGCCAGATCGGTGTCTACAGTCAGGACCCAGACGAGGGGGAAATCCTGTATCAGATTGTACAGTATGAGTACCCGGTACCCCTCCCCACCTATGCCGCCAACAACGGCGGGGTGATTCTCTTTGAGCCGGAGCTTGACCTGATGTTCTCCAATGGGGAGCTGGCGGAGATACCATCTACCCCGGAATTTTTGGTGACCAGGGAACGGTTGCAGCAGGAGATTGCCCCTGTCTGGACCGGGTTGAATAACAAGGTGGAAAAGTCTGAGGGGTGGAAACAATTTGGCATTGAATACGTTAACGGCATTTCTGCTGCGCATGGTGACCCGCTTC